GAAGGTTCAAGATGCGAACCTAATTTCGCTGGGATCACATTTGGCGGAATTGGCGGATATTCGTGACACTGCCAAGATGACGGGCCAAATCAAAGTCGCGTTGGGTGCAGAACGTTCACGTGGAGAAGCAGCAGGACTTTACGCGAAACACAATGCAGCAAGAGCGGCAGACTTGTCAAATCAAGTAGTTATCAACGTGATGTCGCCCGATCAACTTATGCAACATGCTAATCGCAAGATGGGGATTGTGACTGACGTAACAGCGAAGGAATGATCATGAAAGCTAGTGCAAAATACGATAATTACCAATGCGCCCCGAAAGATTGGAGACAGATCCAAGATATGACGGGTTCATTCGAATTGGACGCAGTGATCGCTCGATGCAAGAATCCGGAAGTAGCAGCGAAGTTGGAAGACCACTTGGTCAGCGACGTCCCCTACAAACAGCGGACCGCTTACAACGGTTTGAGCGGAATCGAGAACTAAGATGCCTTGGACAATGGCGGACGCGGTCCACAAGACCAAAAAAGCCACCACGAAAGCAAAACAGAAACAGTGGGCAGCAACTGCGAATGCTGTGTTGAAGAAAACAGGTGATGAAGGGTTAGCGGTTAAGACTGCAAACTCTTTGATCAAGAGTAAGTCAGTTAAGAAAGGACCGAAAAAATGACCTTCATGATGAGTCAAGCGAACGACAAAAACAATGTTGACCGAAAAGGCAAAACGCCCAAGAAAACGATGGCGAAGCCGACCAAAGCGCTGATGATTGATCAACATTCGACGTCGATCGCGAAGCAAACGATTGCGAAAAAGCCGCAAAAGCCGATGCGCAAAGCGCCCGACACGCCGAAGCCGAAGAATGTAGTTAAAAAAGACTTGAGCATGGGTGTTCATCCGCCGAGTATGCTGCCGAAAGCCAGTTTTCGGTAAGCACTTGTGTCCCCTGACGTTTCGATCATAACTCACGATCTCCCCTTCGGGGAAGAGTTGTTTCGTGCTTGGAACAAGATCACAGACAGTGGGGCGGATATTGACGGAATTCGGGCGTTGTGTCTATATGACCGTTACTTCTTGTTGGTGCAGATGTGCGGACGTCGGGACATGCTGCACCCTTGGGTGTATGATCGGTGCAGAGAGGTAGAACGAGATCCGGCTGGCTACATTGACTTGTGGGCACGAGAGCACTACAAGAGCACGATCATTACTTTCGGCGGGTCGTTGCAACGAATCCTGCAAGATCCAGAAATCACGATTGGCATATTCAGCCACATCAACTCGATCGCCAGCGACTTCATGCGGCAGATAAAGGTAGAATTAGAAAAAAATGAGAACCTCAAGCAAGCCTTTCCAGAAATCCTCTGGGATGACCCACAAAAGCAAGCACAACGCTGGTCGGTCGAAGGTGGTATTGTCGTCAAGCGCAAAGGCAATCCGAAAGAGGCAACTGTCGAAGCTAGTGGTTTGGTTGATGGTCAGCCTATTGGTAAGCATTATCGCTTGCGTATTTACGATGACGTTGTAACCGACAAGAGCGTCTCAACACCCGAACAAAGTAAAAAGACAACCGATTCGTACTCACTGAGCCAATCGCTAGGGGTCATCGGCGGTGAAGAATGGATGATCGGAACCCGGTATTCGTATGCGGATACGTATGACTGGATCATCAAACGCAACGCTTTGCGGCCTCGAATATATCCAGCGACGCATGACGGAACCCGAGAGGGGCGTCCGGTGTATTTCACACAAAGTGAGTGGGATAAGCGATTAGTCAAAAATACTGATTCTGATATTGCTTGCCAATATCTCCAAAACCCGCTGAGTGGTGAGCAACGTATCTTCAATGTCGAAGATATTATGACGTACGAAGTCCGGCCCGAGACTTTGACCGTCTACGTCATGTGCGACCCTGCAAGAAGCAAGAAAAAAGATTCCGCGAATACTGCGATATTGGTTGTTGGACTCGATTATGCCAATAACAAGTATCTCTTGGATGGTTACAACCACAAGATGGACCTCCAAGAACGTTGGGAAAATTTTTCGCGCATGTACATTAAGTGGCGATCGGCCACCGGGGTACAGAATGTGCGTATGGGATATGAATCTTTTGGTGCTCAGGCAGATTTGGACTATTTCAAAGAGCAGATGAGACTTCCGAATAGGCCCAAATTTGAGGTTGTGGAGCTTATGTGGCCTCGTGATGGCGAAGGAAGCAAGACTGACCGGGTTCAGAGATTGGTTCCGGACCTTCGGAGTCATAAATTCTTCGTTCCCTACGATACTGACGAAAAGAATCTGACCTCATTACAGCGCCGAATGGCCTCAAATGGGTATGAATACCGCATTGCAAGCCCGATCAGGCGTAAAGACGAACACGGAAATATCTACGACTTGACCGAACAGGTCAAACTGCAACTTCACTATTTTCCGTTTGGGTTGAAAGATACCGCTGACGCACTTTCACGTATTTACGACATGGAGCCGATGGCTCCAAGAGGTCGTGAACCATCCTACGCAGAACCAGAGATAGTATGATAATGTACACATCAATGCTTCCAGTTGACCTGATAACTGCTCGTAGAAAAGATCTGAAAGATCAGTTGGATGAAAGAAAAGGACTATTGACAGCTTTTCGTCACGATGCTAAAATCACGGAAATACAAATCCAAGAATTAGAAACGGCGATCGCGGCCTACGATAAATGGTTAAGGGAATACAATGGCTCAAACACCACCGTTAGCGGTTAATATCAACAATCTTGGTAATAACACTGTCACTCGGGAGTTCTTGTGGCATGATCTGGCTATGCGCGCTTGGGGTTCGGAATGGCAAGCACCAGATCACAATGTTTACCAATTCAGTAATGGCCGTGGTTTCGATTCCACAGACCGTAACAGTAACGGATTTTATAATGGCGGCGTCGTAACGGATGGATTCCTACTGGTCGAAAGCAAAAACACTGGTGACATGTACGCTGGCAACTTGTTAACTGAATCGGGCAACCCGATCGTTCAAGGATAAAAATGACAACAGACACTAAAATCAGTGCGTTACCTAGTGTTTCGTCGCCACAACTTTCCGATTATTTGGTCGGGGATTTTGGGAACAGTACCTATACCGGGAAAGTGTTGATTTCGAATTTGGCGGCCCTGATTGGGTTAAGTTCGATTATTAGCGGCGGTACAATCACCAACACTTCGATCGGTAGTTCAACTATCAGCGGATCGACTATGACTGGAACACCGATCAGTGGATCGACTGGGTCGTTCACTAATCTATCTTATTCAGGTTTGTTGACTGGTGGAACAGGAATTAACTATTCAGACACCGGTATCCTTGGCGGTGTTGGGTCGAACCTGAATTCTTATAATCAGATCATTCTGCAGAATCAAAATTCTGGGGCCAGTGCTTCGGCCAACTACAATGTATCGAACAACATAGGAACCCCGACTACAAATTTTGGTGAATTCGGAATGAATTCGTCCAATTTTTCAGGTTCCAGTTCGTTTAGTTTGCCCGGTGCTGTTTATTTAGCGGCTGCTACCACTGACCTCGTCGTTGGTACGTATGGGTCGAACGCAATACACTTTGTTGTCAATAGTAATTCGACTGATGCCGGTTCGATCAGCGCATCCGGTGCTTGGACGATCAATGGTGCGTTGACTGCCGCTTCTCTTAATTCGACGCCTATTGGTGCGACGACTCCGAGTTCCGGTGCGTTTACCACGCTTACTGCAGCTGGCATTAATTCGACCCCGATCGGTTCTACTTCTCCGTCAACCGGAGTGTTCACCGCGTTAAGCACCGCAAGTATTGCCGGAATGACTACTCCGCTGAGTGTTGCTCAAGGCGGCACGGCATCGACTACTGGTCCCGCTGCTTTGGTTGCGCTCGGGGAGAGAACAGGAGCGACTGGGTCAGTTGCGATGCCGAGTGGTACCACCGCGCAGCGTGACGCTTCTCCGCAGTTCGGATATTTCCGAACAAACACGTCTACCAACCAAGTTGAGTGGTACAATGGTTCTACTTGGACAAGTGTTGGCGGTGGTGCTACTGGTGCAGGTGGTGACGCAGCGTTTCAAGAGAATGATGAATTAGTAACGACCAGCTACAGCATCGGTCAGGGTGCGTTGATATCCGGGGTAACAATCACGATTGCGTCGCCCGGGGTGTTGACATTGGCTAATCACGGGTATGTGGCTGGCCAACCGGTACATTTGACCACTACTGGCGCGCTTCCTACTGGTCTTTCAGCAGGTTCTCAGTATTTT